CCTGAACACCTACTGGAACATCGAGGTGATTGGGAAGGGTTACAGTGTTGCTGGGCTGCGTGATTACCAGCAGGCGGATGTGCGTCTGATGGTTGCGGCCTGTAAGGGGGAGGCGAAGCAGCGGCAGGTTCGTCTGAAAGCACGGCAGATCGGGTACACGACGGTCGCCTGCGGCTTCGGATTCCACAATGCTTTCTTCAACGCCCATCATCCGTGGCTGGCTGCGCAGCAGTCAGAGGATGAGGCGCAGAAGACGCTGCTGTCGAAAGTGAAGATTCCGTATTCGATGCTCCCCGAATGGATGCGCAGCCGTGGGCCTCGGGTGATCGTCGATAACTCACAGGAGTTGGGGTTCGACAATGGAAGTTCTTTCAGCGCTGTGCATTCTGGTGCTGCGGCTGCTCGTGGCCGTGCGGTCTATGGTGCGATCATGGATGAAGCCGCCTTCATGGAGGATGCCGAGTCGCTGTTTGCCGCCCTCGACCCGCTGACCTACGGTCCCCTGTTCCTGTTCTCCACGGCGAATGGCCTGGGGAACTTCTTCGCTGACACCTGGCAGGATGCGGAGCTTCCCGACTCCGAATGGGAGCGTGCCTTCCACCCGTGGTCGGTGGTGCCTGGGCGCAGCGAAGACTGGTTCAAGCGCACCCTGCGCAGGTACCGTGGCCGTGAATGGCTGTTCTACCAGGAGTACCCGACCACCGCTGCGGAGGCGTTCGCCAAGTCGGGCCGCACCGCTTTCGCCCTCGACCTGTTGGAGGCGAACCATGATTGGGGGCCTGCCAACTGGCGGCTGGACCTCACCCTGCTGCAAGGACCGAAGGTGGATGCTGCTCTCGCCCTGGCCGAAATCCTGCCAGGCGACGAGCGTGACTTCGAGCTTTCCATCTGGACCTGGCCGTATGTGCTGCGTGACGACTACGGCATCGTGGTGCAGCAGCCGAACTTCGTGGTCGGCGCCGATGTGTCCGAGGGCCTGGAAGACCTGGACTACTCGGCTATCTGCGTGTGGGATGCGAACACCCTGGAGGTCGTAGCAGCAGCCAAAGCGTACATCCCTGTTGAGGACCTGGGGCAGATGATCGAATGGCTCGGCTACTGGTACTACACCGCCCTGGTGGCGGTGGAACGCAACAACCAGGGCCTGGTGCCCCTCACCTACCTGTCGCAGCGGCAGTACCCTCGTCTCATGCGCATGGACAGCATCGCCAGCATCAAACGGGGTGACCGCACCCCACGCTACGGGTGGCACACCAACCGCAGCACCAAGCCGAAGATGGTGATCGAGTTCGCCAAAGCGGTGCGGGAAGACACCATCCGTCTGCGTGACCCCCGCTTCCTGCATGAGGCCCGCACCTTCCTGTCGGACGGCGCAGGCTCCTACGGGGCCTCCGACGGCAACCACGACGACCTGATCATGGCCTACCTGATCGGCTACCAGGCATGCTTGGACATCGGCAAGTACCCTCGGGTGTGGGTGGATCACACGAAGCGGCCCATCACCATCGACGAGGTTCTCGCCATCACCATGCCGAAAGCCGTCCAGAAGGGAAGCTCCCCGCTGTACACACCGTTGGGCAGGCGCACAGACAGCGACTACGATCATCGCTCCTGGGAGATGCTCCCCGCCAACATCCTGTCGACACCTGACCCTGATGTGTAGGAGGACCTATGAGTAGCTACCCCGACACTCACCCCTGCGAGATTCCTGTGCGGAAGGCAGAGGAACCTGGGCTGGGCCGTGTACGGCCCGACGAGTCAGCCGTTGCTGACCGTGCTGTGAGCGGCCCCTTCAAGGGTGCCCGTGGACCCGCCGAGATCGGCCTGAACCCGCCCAGCCCAGACTTCCTGGGCCAGGTGGCCCCCAGCGGCTCCCACCTGGAGAACACCCTCACTGAGGATCGTGTCGCTCCTGTGGCGTGGAACGGTGACGATGGCATCCCGCTGTTCAAGCAGCGTGGCCCCGTCCACTTCGTACCCAAGTAGGTCTGTCGACACGCAACCCCTTTCTTGTGAGAGAGTCACACCTGTGACTCCGCTGTCTGAAACAAGGAAAGGAGGCTTGCAATGTCATACCTGCCTCAGCCCTTGAACTCCATCGCCCATCCGCCCTTTGACGGAGTGGCGAGCCTGCGGAAGCATGTCATCCTTCGGGATGACTTCTGCCACGGGCCTGTCACCACGGCTCTGATTGGGGAACTCGGGTGGGTGGTCACCTCTGTGGTCGGTGCTGCAGGGTCCGATGTGGACCTTGTCGCCACCGCCGCCACAGTGCAGGACCATCCTGGCGTGATCCAGTTGAACACTGGCCCCACCACGCCCGCCATCGGCGACGAAGGATCGTTGTTCCTGGCGCACCCCGATGCGGTCATTCTGCCTGACGGTGAATCGGAAGCGATTTACCTGGCGGCGATTGTCCGTTTCCCCTCGGTCACTGCGATTGAGTTCAACTTCGGCCTGTTCGATGCGTACAACGCTGCGGGGCGTGGAGTCAACTCCGTGTCCTGCGAGTTGGACATCTCGGCAGACACCGAGTTCAATCTGGTCGTGGTCGATGGTTCCGCCGCCACGGCGGTCGCCACCGATGTCACCGCTGTGATTGACACCTGGTATCTGATCGAGATTCTGGCGCACGAAGATGAGTGCCAGTTGTTCATCGACGGCGTACTGAAAGCCTACACCCGTAGCGCCAACATTCCCGACGATGAAGGACTCACCGCTGGATTCAAGGTCGCAACCGAGGCGGCTGGCGAGAAGGGTTTCCTCATCGACGCTTTCATGATGAGAATCCCCGTCAGCCGATAGTCCGAAAGGAACCGATGGGTGTGGGGGGCTTCGGCCCCCCACCCCGAACCACCATGAACCACGAACCCGAAATGCACCAGGGCGGCATCGCCCACACCGACGAATGGCTGCCAGGAGGCCCAGACGACTGCGGCTTCTGCAAGCGTGCCCTCGCAGACATGCGTGCTGCGAAGAACGGCGGCACTGTGATGGCGAACATCATGCGCCTGAAGTCAGACAACGCCTCCCATGTCACCCAGAACGAGATCGGGCGGGAGATCGTCGAAACCGCCAAGCGTGACGGTCGTGAGATCGAACGGTACAGGGGTTAGCGGATGCGCTATGTAGGTGTCGCCGCAGAGAACCTCAGAGCCGAAGAGTGGTCTGAGGCTGTCAACTACGCCCGCCAGCTTCTGACAGTGGCGCAGCAGCAGCGCACCTCCAAGCGTGAGACAGCCTGGAAACAGTCGGAGCAGCAGTACCAGGGCGACCAGTGGGCCACCACCCCTACCTCACAGGACCCCACCGCCGACCTGATCACCATCAACATCAGCTTCTCCACCGTCAACACCATCGTCCCCTACATCTCAGGGTCCGACCCCAACTTCGTGATCACCCCCTGGTCCCTCGACGCCACCATGTCGAACGCCCGTGCCCAGGAGGCGTGGCTGAACCGCTGGTGGCAGTCCCTCGACTCGGGCGCCGCCAGAGCCGTCCAGTCCGTGGCCTTCGACTCCCTCATCTACGGCGACGGCTACGCCAAGGTGTCCTACAAGTTCTCGAAGGAAGGCCAGTACACCAAGGCCGACATCATGCTCGACGCCGTCGACCCCTGGAACATCTGGGTTGACCCGATGGCAAGAGACTTCATCGACGCCCGCTGGGTGTGCGAGAAGATCAGGACCACGAAGGAAGAGCTTGAAGACTCTGGCCTGTACGACGCCCTCCCCGACGATCTGCTCGGCATCGACCAGGCTGAGATCGCCACCGAAGACGAAGCCCACTTCCGTCCTGCCGACGACGGCAAACAGTGGGTCGACATCTACGAGTTCTGGGATCGCATCGAAGACCGCCTCATCGTCTTCGGCGCCGCAGGCGACCGCCCCCTCCGTGTGATCGAACAGGCCAAGTGCCCGATCATCAACCTGCCCAACCACTGGCTCCCGAAGATGCCCTACCACATGGGCGAGTTGGAGCAGATATGGTCCCTGCAGCAGGAGTTGAACAAGAGCCGCAGCCAGATGCTCACGCATCGGCGCCGCAACATCCCCAAGTTCCTGGTGAAGGCCGATGTCCTCGACGCAGAGACAGAGGACGCCCTCACCTCCCAGGTCGTCAACCAGATGGTGAAGATCAAGGGCGACCGTCCGCTGATGGATGTCATCCAGGCTATCGGCCTCACCCCGCTCACCTCGGAGCAGTACAATGTCTCCGACCTCATCCAGCGGGATGTCTACGAGGTCACAGGTGTCAACGAGTACCTGAGGGGCGCCACCCCTGAGATCAGGCGCACCGCCACCGAAGCGTCCATCATCGAAGGCGCCTCCAACATCAAGACCGCCCACAAGCTGCGCAAAGTGGAGCAGTTCACCCGCCTGGCAGCCACCCTCGTCCTCGGCTTCGCCGCCGATGTCTTCCCCGTCACCGACTACGAAGAGACAGCCCTGCTCATCTCTGGACGGGATGCGGAGGCCATCAACAAGGCTGCGATGCGGGAGAAGATGGACTCCATCGCCGCCAAGGGCGCCAAACCCGAAGTCCTCGCCGCCGAGATGGCAGGCACCCCCGTCAACGGCGATGTCGAAGTCTCCCTCGGCGCCGACATGTTCGTCGGTGTGTACAACATCGAGGTGCTGCAGAACTCCACCGAGTTGCGCAACCCCATCTTCAAGGAGCAGAAGTTCCGTGAGATGGCTGTGCAGCTTGCCCAACTGGCACCTGGCCTCATGCAGTTCGGGGTGAACCTGAACCTGCGACGGGTGTTCGAGTTGTGGTTCGAGGCGGCTGGCATCCTCGATGTCGACGCCATGTTCCAGCAGCCCCAACCGCCCGCACCCATGGGCATGGGCGGGATGCCGCCCCAGCCTGGCATGGGCCAGCAGCAGGGGCCAGGCGACCTGTCCTCCCTCGTCAACGCACAACCCAACCTGGCTTCGGCTGTGCCCCCAACTGAGGCTCTGAGCGCCCTCAACACGGGTCAGATGCCGCCCGCCTAGAACAGAATGTCGACACCGCTCCCTCTTCTATGAGGGAGCATCTGCTCCTTCGAGAAAGGAAGTACCAATGCCCAACGACGGATTCGCACCGTCACTTGCGGCAGCACTGGACGCAGCGGTCACCGAGTCTGGGGTGGCAATCCCAGACGGAGACGCCACAGACTTGCCCTCTGTGAGCGAAGACGGCGACTTCTACTTCCAGCACGCTGACGACACGACAGGTGTGGAACAACCCACCAAGGGCGGGGACGAAATCGCATCCCTCTTGGAGGCCACGGTCGAAAAGACCGAAGGCGCCGAGAACATGGTCGACCTGAACTCTGACGAGTTCTGGGAGGTTATGGTGGATGTGGAGACAAGCGATGGCCCTAAGACCGAGTCCATTGACGGACTCCGCAAGGGGTACATGCGTCAAGCTGACTACACCAAGAAGACGCAGGAGCTTGCTCGGGAACGAGAACTGACGGCTGAAGCAGTCGCACTCCATAAGGCCATGCTCGAAGACCCGAAGGGCTTCGCCCGCATGATCGCAGCCAAGGCTGGTCTGATCGAAGACGGCGAAGCACCCGTGAAGGATGTCAAGCTGTGGACCGATGCAGATGTGGACGCCGAGGTGACGAAGCGAGTGGACGCCAAGCTCGCAGAACACCCGATGGTCAAGAAGGCTCAGGAGCAGGAAGCGGTCGCTGCGGTGACCAAGGCTTTCGACGCTCTGGAGCAGAAGTACAACACGAAGCTGTCCAACGAGCATCGCATGCTCGTTCTGGAAGAGGCGCAGAAGCGTGGTGTCACCGACCTTGACTTCGTTTTCCAAGCTCTCCTGTATCAGGGGAGTCAGAAGATTGCCCAGCGGAAAGGCATGCAGAAGGCTGGCACCCAACGGACCACGATGGGAACCTCGACAGAGGCCCCGCCCAAGCCCGTGGGGAAGCTGACGCCTGCGCAGGCCATGGACCTGGCGCTACAGGAGCTAGGCGCACTGTCGGCCTAGCCTACCTATCCCTGACAGAGAAAAGGAGGGTCGCAAAAACTAGATGCCAAACTCGACTTACGGCACGGATGGCCTGTTGGCTACCACGCTGAAGCACTACATCCCGACGCTCGCAGACAATGTCTTCACCTCGAAGCCGTTGCTCTGGGTGCTGAAGGCTGCTGGCCGAATCGAGAACCAGGAGGGTGGCGAGAAGATCGTCCAGCCTCTGGTGTACGCTCAGGCTGCGAACAAGGGTTCCTACTCGGGTAGTGATCCGTTCACGACCAATGCGAACACTGGTATTTCTGCCGCTGAGTTCCCCTGGAAGCAGTTCTACGGACTGTTCTCCATCGAGGGGATCGAGGTTGCGAAGAACAAGGGCCGTGCAGCCCTGCTCTCGCTGCTCTCGGCTCGGCTGCAGCAACTGGAGTTGACCATGTCCGAACAACTCGAAGTGATGCTGTTCGGAGACGGTTCTGGCAACGCTGGCAAGGACTTCTACGGTCTGGAGGCCATCGTTGATTCGGCAGACCCAGCCTGGGGCGACCTTGGTGGGATCGACCGTACTGTTGCTGGAGGGGCCTACTGGCGTGCAACGGAAACCGCTGTCGGCGGCGCTCTGAGCGTCGCTGCGATGGTGACCTTGTACAACGGAATCTCCGAAGGCAACGATCATCCGACCAATGTGTTCACCGATGCAGAGCGGTTCGGGGACTACGAGGCGCTGATTCAGACGAACCAGCGTTTCGAGGACCCGAAGATGGCAGATGCAGGTTTCCAGAATCTCATGTTCAAGGGGGCGCCCATGGCGTTCTCTGCGAACTGCACCTCTGGTTACATGTACATGCTGAACCTGAAGTACCTGTACCTGAAGTACCTGAGCGGCGTGTGGTTCAAGCCCAGCGAGATGCGGGCGCCCACGAATCAGGATGTCTGGTACAAGCACATCTTGTGCTACGGCAACTTCGTTCCGTCCAACTGCAAGAGGCACGGGAAGCTGACTGGCCTGACCTAAGCCAGTGCGGTTGCGCACACCTGTGAGTGCGTCGGCGTGATCGGTGTCAAAGCTGCTCACGCCACTATGACAGACAAACCACGCCCTGTTGTGATGGCAGGGGCTTCCACGGCGGGCCGTCCGCTGCAGGATGCCCCCCGAGCGGTCAGTTCAGGGGACGCCAGATTGGTGACGGCCCCTGGGCTTCCGTTCGTCCCAACCAACTGCCAGGGGACCACCCGTGGCGGCGAAGCCTGCACGGCACCGCCGACCAAGGGGTCCTTCTTCTGTGTCGGCCATCAGAAGCAGATGGCGAAGAAGGTGAAGGATGGCAACCCTTAGCGAACTCCGCACCTATGTGCGGCACATGACGCTGGTGGAGTTGGACGACATTCAGGATTCCGAGTTGACCGTGTGGCTCAACGAGGGTCTGCGCCGTCTCGCCAACCGCTGGCCGTGGCCGTGGCTGCATGAGACGGCCACCATCACCACTGTGGCTGCGCAGCGGGTCTACTCTAAGCCCGCCGACTTCCGCAAGGCCCTGGGCATCACCGAGGTAGGATACGACAGGCGCCTCACCCGCCTCTCCTGGGAGCAGGCGATCTCCAAGTGGGGCGACGACTTCCCCGACGCCAACCGTGCCTCCTGGTACTTCATCTACGAGGATCAGATCAGTCTGGTCCCCGTGCCCTCCACTGCGGCCAAGACCTACACCCTGTACTACCTGAAGGCGCCGACTGCGCTGGTCAACGATGGCGACAGCCCAGAGTTCGATGTCGAGTTCCACTATGTCCTCGCCTCCTACGCCATCGCCCGTGTGTGGGAGCATGAAGAGGACATGGAGAAGTCGCTGTACTTCGACGGTCGCTTCGACAACGAGGTGGGCGAAATGGTCGCCCTCTACATCAAGGAAGCCGAGGACTACCCCCGTGTCTACGGGGCGGGTCCGACCCCCGCACCGTACACGACGAACATGCCCTGGCTCGACGGGGTGTAGTCGTGGCGTTGAAGTCCTCCCTCAACTCCTTCATCCTCATGGGCCTCCCTGGCGGGCTGAACCGAGAGGCCGACCCTCTGATGGTCGAGCCGACCCAGTCCCCCGACTGCCTGAATGTGAACTTCGGCCCGAAAGGCGAGATCATCTCCCGCAAGGGCTACACCTACTACGACGACACCTGCGCAGGCGCCGCCCCTGGCGCTGGCGCCCATGACGCCCGTGCCCTGTTCTCCTTCCATGTGACAGGCGGCTCCGAGTACATCGTCTCGGTCTGCGAGACGGACAACGCTGGTGGTGCAGTCAGCGACATCTGGGCGGGCATCTACGGCAACGCCCTGGCCTCTTCGGCACACAACATCGGCCCTGCCACCAACTACTACAACTGGCATGTGGCTTTCGCCGTGCTGAACAACACCATGTACTTGACCAGCCTGTCCGCTACGGGCGGGCATTCGTTCACGGGCGCCGCCTGGGCAGATGTCACCGCCACCACCTTCGACGGCACCCCCAACAGGTTCCCTGTCGCACGGTTCCTCTGCACCCACCATGACCGCCTGTGGGCGGGCAACATCTTGAACGCTGCCACCCGCTACCCGTCGAGGGTGTACTACTCTGACGCCCTCACCCCAGAAACCTGGCCTGCCTCGCAGTTCATCGACTTCGACCCCAACGACGGCGGCGAGATCATGGCGATGGTGCCCTTCGGGGAGGCGCTGCTGGTGCTGAAGCAGCACGCCGTGCATCTGCTCACAGGGAAGAGCGAGGACTCGTTCCAGCGGTACAAGGTGGAATCCCAGATTGGCACCGAATGCCCTGAGGGTGTGGCCGTGCAGGGCGGCATGGCCTACTTCTTCGACCCGAACACGGGGGTGTGGGCCTTCGACGGGGCACAGTTCACCTCGCTGGACCCCGCCATCAAGAACTACATGCTGGGTGGGATGAACCGCACCAACATCTACCGTGCCGTCGTGTGGGTATGGGATGATCGCCTCTATGTCTCCCTGCCTTGGGGGGCTGCTGCCTACCCGAATCGCACCTTCGTGCTGGAGTTGTCCACGGGCGCTTGGACCGAGTACGACTACGGGGTGCAGGCTGTCGCTGTCTGCTCGAACAATGTGCTGCTCGGCTACGGGTCGAGGGACCTGGAAAGCATCCAGCGCCTAGAGTACGGGCACTACGATGAGACGACCCCAGCGCCAGCCCGAACAGGGTCGGCCATCGCCGCCTACTGCTACACGCCCTGGATGATGCCCCAGGGCCTGCCCCACTCGAAGCATCGCACGGTGCGCATGGACACCATCTGGGCTGCTGCTGGTGACTTCGACATGCACCTGGAGTCCTACCGTGACTTCCTCAGCGCCAGCCCAACCATCACCAAGACGGTGAACACGGACGCTGGTGGCATGACCTGGGGGGCAGCCCTGCCAGCAGGAAGCCCGTGGGGCACCCCCACCCTATGGGGAGCCGCCTTCGACTCGATCATCGACCGTGGCACAGGCTGGGGCAACCACCGCTGGCGGGCCATCCAGTACAAGTTCTACATCGACGGTGCGGACGAGAGCATGCAGTTGAACTATGTCCACATCGTCTACTCCAGCTTGGAGAGAGTGAGGGGAGAGCCGTAGTCGACATTGACGACTACCTTCTGAGATGGCCGCTGTTGCTGTAACCCACACCTTCGTCAACGGCTCTGTAGCCGACGCCACCCAGGTCAACACCAACTTCTCTGACCTGGTGGCGTACATCAACGCATCCGTCATTCGCACAGACGGCACAAACGCCATGGCCGCTGCACTCGCCATGGGCACCAACAGGATCACGGGTCTAGGCGACCCTGTCAACGCTCAGGATGCTGCCACGAAGACCTGGGTCGAAACGGCTGCTGTCATCAATGCGGACACGGTCGACGGCGCCCACGCCGCCGCATTCATCAGGGAAAATGGTACCATCCCCTTTTCGGGCAACCAGGCCATGGGCGGCTTCCTGCTCACGGGCCTGGGAGCTGCCGTGGCGGGCGGGGACGCTCTCAGTCGCACGGCGGGCGATGCCCGCTACGCCCTGAAGGACATGACCTCCAGGGTGCCCACCATCACGGGTTCGGTCGCCAATCCCGACAAGGGTGCCACAGGCTACCTGGTGGGACGCTACTGGCATCAGGACGAATGGTGCTACGAGCAGGGCTACATCTACTTCAAGGGTGCTGGGTTGACCCCAGGGAATGGCACCTGGACTCTCAACCTGCCAGTCAACTCGGAGAACAGTGACGCCTTCCTGGCCCTCGGCCCGATCTGTGGCATCGGCGTGTCGGGCACAGGTGCTGGGCCTTCCCTCTACTTCTACCTGGCTTTCAGAGTCAGCGCCACCTCGGTGCGGTTCTACCGCATCACTCAGAACTCCCTCACGCTGATGACCCACGCCGACTTTGTCGGGGTCAATGATGAGTTCTTCGCCTGGACGCTCTTCTACCCCACCACGACCTTCGCACCGTAGGCCGATATGGCGAGACAGTACGAGCATCCCCTCAGATACCGCACCACGGTAACAGCGGAGCTTTGCTCCACGCTGGAACGCAACCGTATCGACCTGGAAGAGTTCCTCAACAACTGGCTGGTACGCATCGACCCTGATGTGGCCCGTTCTGTCAACGACGCACCTGTCTGGGATGGCGCCAACTGGACACCCGCTGCTGTGGCACTCGGTGGTCACAACCACGACACGGCCTACATCAGCATCATCGCCGCCCCAGCGGCCAACCACTTCCCCTACCAGACCGCAGGTGGGGAACTCATCGACTCGGCCTTCGACGCCGCCGACTTTGCCACAGCAGCCCACAACCATGACCTCGACTACATCAGCATCGTGGCGGCAGCCACAGCAGGCAACTTCCCCACCCTTACGGCAGGTGGCGAACTTGCCAACTCGGTGTACGGCCCGACCTCGTTCCTCGGCGCCACAGCGACGGGCAACTACCTGGCAGCAGGAACAGTCACAGCAACCGCTCTAGCATACTCGCTGACCACGGCCCTGGCCGACATCGGCATCGTCTGCGAACCAGCGATCACCTCGGGGGCAGATGTCATAGTCCTCGTCTGGGCGATTGCCACTGCTGAAAGCCTGGCAACAGGCGACTGGTGGCGCCTGCAGATCACTGTTGAAGGGGCTGCCAAGGGCATCTACATGGAGGCCGACACCAGCACGGCGGGCGGCACGGGCAACACGGGCGCCTCCAGCGCCGCCAATACGGGCGCTTCCAGCGCCGCCAGCACGGGCGGCTCCAGCGCCGCCAACTCGGGTTACGAGTCGGCGCACACACATTCGGCGGGTGGTGCCAGCATCAACAACATCAGCGGCCCCGCATCGGCGGGCACCGCCCACACCCACACTTCGGGCACCTACAACTGGTCGGTACTCACCACGGGTGCAGGCTCGCAGCATCGTCACACCATCTCCCACACCCACACCATCACCCACACCCACACCATCGCCCACACTCACGCTGGCCCCTCCCACACTCACAGCCAGGCTTCCAACACGATCACCACCTTCTGGGTGGGTGCTGTCACAGAGGGGGGCGATGGCAAGATCACCATCGGCCTGCAGGCCCGTGGGCAGACGGCGGCGGGCGCTATCAACCGTGCCCAGATCAGCTACCTGATCCTGCGGGGCTAGGTGTCGACAACCTCTTCTACTCTATGAGATGCCTTCCAAGAACCCCAAACGGGGCACGCCGCAGCAGGACCCCGATCTCTTCCTTGCCGAGAGCCTGGCCGAGTTCAAGCGTCTGAACCGTGAGGAACTCCGTGCCCTGATGGAACAGATCAGGGGCGACTACCGTGCCCAACGGACAGACCTACGGGCGCAGCGTGCGGGCCTCGACGAGGCCACCAACACCCAAATGACCGCCCTCGGCCAGCAGAAGGATGATGCCCTGGAGGCCACCCAGAACAGCGCCCTTGAGCGGGGCATGCTGCAGTCGGGTGTCTACGCCAAGGGCGTTGGCAATGTGCTGGAACAGGCGGGTGCTGCCGAAATGCAGATTCGTTCCAATGAGCAGAATCAGCGTGAACAGATCAACACCGCCCTGCACCGCCTGCGGGGCGACATGTCCGCTGAGATCGCCGCCGCACGGGGCGACTCGGACATGGCGATGCTCCAGTTCCTCCAGCAGCAGCAGTGGGCGAACCTGCTGGCCCAGCAGCCCGTGGCCCCTGTGCCGCCACCTGCCCCCGTGATTCCGCCCGTCGTGGTGCCGCCCGCACAGCCGATGCCGCCGCAGCCTGCACCGTGGGACCTCTACGGTCAGCCTGGCGGGTACCAGGGCATCACCCCGCCTCAGCCTGCCTACACGGGCGGCGGCGGGTTCACTGGTGCTGGCACTGGGACGATGACGCCAGCCCAACTTGCCGCCTATCAGGCGTGGTACCGTCAGCAGCAGACGCAGCCTGCAGTGCGCCCGCCCGCTCAGCCTGTCCGACCTGGACCCAGCCCGAAGGCGATCTAGCATGGCGCTGAAGTTCCGCACCCGTGCCGCACTCTTCGGCACGGGCCAGTCGACCCAGGCTGAACCCACCAGCACCACCATCCCGCCGATTGGGGCTGTCATCCCTCCCTCCACAGCACCGCCGTCGCCAGGTGTCGGCTGGCAGTGGGTCGGCCCGAACGCTGCCTACCCGCAGGGTGGTTGGATTCCGCCTGGGGCGGTGCTGCCCTCCAACATGCCGAGTCTCAGCTATGTGGGCATCCAGCAGCAGGCCCAACAGTACACTGCGGCCAACCCCTATCAGAATCAGATGAGCCTGTTCCCCTCCCCTGGGGCATCTGGTTCCCCAGGCGGATGGGGGCCGTCTTCCCCAGGCGGATGGGGGCCGTCCTCTACCCCGTCGATAGGGCCTTGGGGTGGTTCCTCCAGCCCCGATGGGGTTTCCATACTGACCCAGCCTCCAGGCTGGCCCGATTCCATCTACTGGGGGGCCATGGAAGAGCAGGACCCCTCGGCCTGGACTAGTGCGGTGGAAGCCCAGCGCAAGCAGTATCTGACCAACATGCAGAATGCTCTCGCCGTTGGCGCCGACATTGCGGCTGGCGTGTTCAACGAGCAACTCTCCCTGCTGAATGGGGAGATGACCCGTATCACTGCAGCCCAGGGCCGTGTGAACGGCCTGTGGAACGCCTGGCGTGAAGGCGCCCTTTCGGCAATCGAGCGCACTGCCCAAGCAACCCGTGATGCTTACACGGAATATGAGGGGTTGGTCCGTCAGGGTTACTCGGAATACGACGCAGAAGTGAAATCTCGTTGGCGTGAATACCAGGACAAGATGAACCGCATGCTTAACGAGTACATGACCTACACGGGCGAGGACTACGAACGAGCCATGGGCCGTCTCCCCAAGTATTGGCAGAAGGTGGTAGACCGCATTTCAGTGGGCGACATGAAAGCCATCGCCCATGTGCGCAAGCATGAGGTGGCAGAAACAGACTCTATAGCCAAAGCAGTCGAATCCAACTCGGCTGAGTTCCGTCGTGCCATGCGGGTCATCGGTGCGGACGATCCTGGCCTGGTCGACGAGGTCATGGGCGACCTTCGTGAGGTTGCCGCCGTGGCCGTGGAGCAGGCCGAGTATGAGGGCCTGTGGGGCACGCAGCTACAGGAGTCACTCGGTGACCTTGCCCGTAAGGCTTCCCGCTACCAGGTGGCTGCCCGCCTGAAGACCCTAGAGGGACAGCGGTACTCGGCAGTGATGGATGCCGAACGAACCCGCTACCAGTTGCAGACGCAGAGCAGCGCCCAGATGGCGCAGCTTCTGGAGCAGTCTGGGGCCAGCCTGGAGCAGATCATCGCCAACAACGACGCTGCCCTGCAGAACATCCTCAACCAGTTGGATGCTCAGGAGGATCAGGTCATGGTGGCCGCCCAGGAAGGCGCCGAAGCCATGTTCTGGGAGCTTTCCGAAACGATGCGCAGAATGCAGCAGAACTACGCTCTCACTGCGGCTCAGCGCCAGCAGGGTATCGACAGCATGACATGGGACTACTACAACCAGTACGCTAACGCAGATGCTCTACAGGTGGGTCAGTCCGAATACGCTCTGTCCTACGCCGCCAACGAGATAGCCCGTGCGGTCGACCTGGCGGGCATCGACGAAACCGTTTTCGACGATGTCGCCATGCAAACCCTGATGGCTGACCTAACAGCCTTCTGGACGGGTTCGGCTGATGGGCTGCAGGGGCAGCGCATCACAACCTTCGAGGGGTTCCAACTCCACATGGCCGACCTCCAAGCCGCAGCCGAAGCGCAGCAAGCCGAAAAGGTTCATCAACTGACCAGCAGTTGGGATGAGGATGTCGCACGGCAACGGGGCCAGATTGCCCAAAGGCTAGGGATAGCGGGGGCCAGCAGTGTACTGGACCCCCTGGACCCCAACACCCGCCGCTTCGGGGAGTTGAGTGTAGCTGAGTCGCAGACGCTGCGTGATGCGCTCAACGACATTGTCCGTCAGCAGATGATTGACAGTGGCGAATGGCCCCGTGGGATCGATCCCTGGATGCGCAACCTGTACCGTGTCGGCTTCGAGGCTCTCAACTCGGGTTCTGCACAGTGGGTCACCGACCAGGAGCAGATCAACGCCCCGAATCTGGCCTGGGTGCTGCCTGGTGTGAGCTTCGACAGAGTGTCCAACAACTTCGGAGAGTGGCGCCCCATTACGGGCACCAGCCACGGCGGGGTGGACATAAACGCCCCAGCAGGCAACCCGATCATGGCTTTCATGGGCGGCACCATCCACGCAATCGACTTTCAACCTGACCCCACCGCTGGTGGCGGCGTGATCGTGGATGTGCTTGGCCTCGATAACCGCCACTACCGCTACGCTCACATGTTCGGGAAGGGGGTCACCTACCAGCAGGCACTCGCCCAACTTGCCACCATCGGCATCTCCCGTGGCGCCAAGGTCGCCACAGGCCAGCAGATCGGCTGGGTGGGCAACTCGGGCAACGCCTTCACCAATCACCTGCATTTCAGCGTCACCGCTCCTGGCAGTTCGATAAGGGTGAACCCCTACCCGTTCCTGGCAGCCCTCTTCACTGGAGCGCCCTCCTAATGACCGTCACTGACACGGTCAACCGCATCTACTCGAACAGCGTGTGGGAAACCCAGCAGCGCCTTGATCAGGCCAGGCAGTTGTTGGGGCAGAACAACGATGGCAGCATGCGCATTGCCAGCAGCTTCATGGACCGTCTGTATGCTGTGAAGCCTGGCACGATGGCAACGATCCTCTCTCCCGCACATCCTGACCGTTGGATGGGTGAGCAGTACGATCAACCGAACACGGGCATGGTGTCCTCGGATGATGCCCTGAAGTCGATTCAGCGCACCATCGACGACATCAACGACCTGCTCGCCCAGCCTGACCTCAGCACCGACGAACGGGCCTCTCTAATGCAGGAGAGGGATGCCCTGTCGGGCGCCTATCAGGACATGACAGGCGGCAGGAGCATCGGCGGCTGGTGGAACCGCAACATGGGCTGGTTCGGGAAGGTTCTGGACTACGCCCTGTTGAGGCCCACCCAGGTGGTGGCGGCCTCGACAGGTCTGCTCACCTATTACTTCGGCGGTGACGGCCCAGAAGAGGGCGGTGGCAACGAGCGTGGCGTGTCCTTCACCGACATCGCCTCCATCATCACGGGCGACCGTGAACGCCTCGCCACAGACAGGGCCGCTGCCTTCGGAGCGGACGGCATGTTCTTCGGCTCTGACATACACAACATGCTGGGCTGGAAAGCCCAGGATGGCGGGGTCGACTGGTCAAGCCCTACTTCGATTGGTGAGGGTGTCATTCGTTTCATTCCGACCTTGTGGCTGGATGTTTACCTTGATCCTATGGCCCGTATCACCTTCGGCGGCACTTTCACGGGGGCGGTTGCGAGAGGTGAAGCCGCATCAGGTGTTCTTCGCCGTGCCGTTGCTGTGGCAGCGGCCCGCAAGTTCGACCAGGCAGGCATGCAGGCCCTGATCCCCAGACTGCTCAACAGCGCAGGTTACAAAACAGTCGCAGAACTGGAAGCGGCTATGCCAAGGTTTGCGAAGTCCAAGTTCGTCACCCGCACCTACGGCCTGCTCTCCAAGCATCTGGACGATGTGGTGACAGAACACTTTGACAAGATCAACGCCGCACTGTCAAAGATGACGGCTGTTCCCAAACCAATCAGTTACAACCAGTTGAGCAAACTAGTCGGCCCCGAAGAGGCGAAAGCCCTGTTCACCGACCCTCTCACCCTGGCCTGGGAACACATGGACACCGCCGTCAACCGTTTGATGTACACGACGGTGAATGGCATTCCGCAGTCGTCCGACTTCCTGATCCACACCTACGAGGCGGCGGTGCGGCGTAGGTTCTTCGAGCTTGAAGATGACTTTGCCGACATCGTGCGTCTAGGGCCTAGCGAAGGCATGCCCGCCTACATGGCAGGCGGCATCCGCTTCGGCAGCATCACTGGCCGCTACGGATGGTTCACCGTTCCTGGCACCCGAGGGCTGGGAAGCAAACTGAGGGTCGCAACCTTCGGCAAGGCTTGGGAGAAGACCGCAGAAACCTTCCCCAGCATCGGGCACTTCGCCCGCAAGACAGACGAGTTCATTGCCAAGCACGGTCGGGGTCACATGCTCACCTGGCTAGGACGCCGCAAGAACGCTGCGGCCATAGCCATGTCCGAAGCGAAAGCTATCCCTGCCATCAATGTGATGGTGATGCAGGCCCAGGCTAGGCTGGTCGGGGTCACTTCCCGTGTCGCCAAACTGGCGGCTCGGAAGGGGGTAGACTTCGACAAGATCGAGCGTGAGGTGACCGAGTTCCTCACCGCCCCCGCAGAGCGGCAGCGTGACTACCGTTCTGGGCAAGTGCTGATAGGCGGGGATAAGGAGATTCACGACGCTGCCATGCGGGAAGCCGACAAGGTTCGTGAGATATACGCCATCTTCCTGCGCAAGGCTAAAGAGTACAACCAAGACATGGGCAGCATTGACAACTATGTGCCTGTCGTCACAAGTTCGTGGATGAGACTGGCCGCTGAAATCATTGCCAAGGAAGGTATTGACATTGACCCGAAACTTGGCATCGGCCATCAGATGCTGTCCGATTTCATAGCTGCCACCTCCATCAAGACATCCTTCTCGAAGATCGGCATGGCCCCCGAAATGAAAGAGCGCACCCTGGGGCGAGTTGCCTTCCGCATGTGGGGTCCTGAAGGCAACGGCCTGATGGACTCTGCCGTCAACGGTCGGCTCGTCGGTGGAACCTGGATCGGCCCTGTGGAGGCCAACCGTCTCATGGGTGAGGCCCTGCAAGATGTGATAGACCGCAACCCCTCACTGCGCCTGCCCAAACTTGGCAAGGCCGACACCCTGCCGCTGGCAGATGGAAGGATGGTCCCCAGAGTGTTCGAGGACCAGTCGGCTACCCTGATCCGCAACTACATCTTCGACATGGGCGAGGCCTTGAAGGAGTGGGCGCTTGTCTCCGAGTGGGAGAAGATCGGCACTGTCACTCTCCGCAAACTCGGCCACGGTCGGGGTGTGAAGGTGCAGGATGTGCTTCTCAACATCTTCTCGGGGAACTGGGGCGGCGACGACATCCAGAAGCATCTGCGCAACATCCTCGCCAATGGCCCAGCCCCCAAGATGAAGACGGCCACCATCGACCTGGGTGGTGGGGAAACCATAGAAGTCTGGGAGGGAATAGCCAACCATCCCATCGTGCAGCGTGCCGTCAAACGGCTGAGACAGGCAGAAGCGTTCACCCCTGCGGCGGATGTCACCCGTAGCGCCGAACGGGAAGGCATGGTCAAGCAGGCGATGAAACGGTTCAAGCTACCCCGCCACATGGCAGAAGCCATCGTGGACCTCGGCCCCGACGAGGCGGTGGCCGACCTGGCAGCCGCTCTTCGCCTCGCCGCCAAAGACATGCAATGGTGGCTGCGGGAGTCCTTCGACCGTGCCCTCAACCTGATGGGTCCGACAGCCAAGGCGAAGGTGCTGGCGAGCAAGGGCGCCAGGTCAGGCGACAACGCTCTGGACGCCCTCGAAAGGCGCATGACCTCGATTGACAGGGCTGCCCAGCGGGCGGTCGAACAGGCCCACAAAACACTGGTGAAGCGGGTGCGGGAGGTGGCGAAGCGGATACCAGTGGTAACAGCGGCCAAACGCACCACCCTCGGATTCGAGGAAGCCGTCCCTACCGACGAACTTCCCATGGTGGAATCCATGCAGCGGCCTATCTTCCTGCAAGAGCAGGACATGGTGCAGGTCGCCGCCTTCCTGTGGGAAGGGGTGGAGGCTCGTCGTAGGACCTTGGTGAGAGAGATCGATCTTGAAATGCGGGAGATTGAAGCGGCCCGCAAGGCGGGGGCCGACATGCCGAACGGCGACGGCGTGGCGGGTGACCTGGGCAAGGTGGAGGCCGAACTGGCAGCGAAGGACCATGAGTACCATTCGCTGATTGGCCGTATCGCTGCGGCCCGCCGAGAGAAGAAACCGCCCAAGCATCCAGCTTGGCGTATTCCTAATCCCGAATGGGACGAGGCTCAGGGCCGTTCGGTGCGCCTGTTCACCCATCAGGAAGAACTCCAGCTTCTGGAGGCCATTCGTCTGGAACGGGGCACCCCCTCCACCCCAGGTGTGCCAGGTTCGGTGGACAACGCTCTTTACGGGATCAACGCTACCAGAGTCAAGATGGGCAAGGCGCAACTCCCCGAAGATGTGAAGACCCGCCTCATCGACCCTGCATCTTACGGTGAGGATGAGGCCGCTAATGCGACGGCACTGTCCGCCCTGCTGGCCGAAGCCGAACAGACGAAGGCGATCCTCGACCGCCTACGGGAACTGCACAAGAACCTGGTGACCGTGGCCCGCTACGACTATTCGACTGGTAGACGGTATGAGTGGCTGTCGGCCATGCGCAAACTGCTCCTGTCCAAGGACAATGGGCAGGCCGCCGCAGCCACCGTGTTCATGGACGAGGCCACCAACCTTCGCCTGTACTACTCACATCAAGCCGCACTGTCCGCTCTGGAGATCGTTGGCGACCTTGGTGGGTGGAAGAAGTGGAAGGGGGTTTGGTTGGGCAAGGAGGTCGACTGGACACCTGCCGAAGTAGGCCTGGAGGCGGAACGCTTGGTGAGGGAGATTCTGCAGAAGGGCGGCTCCGAAACGGTGGGCAGTCAGGCCTTCTTCTCGTTCCCCCCCCTGCAGGAGCGGCTGAAGGAGGCCGCCCGCAGAGGCGAGTTGTCCCTGGTAGACGAAGACGATCTGCGAGTCGCCTCGGACCTCTGGTCCTGGGACGCACCCAACAAGTCCTTGCAAGAGGCCATGGCCCGTGAGGCTGGTCTAACAGGCCAAGCTCTTGATGATGCTGTTGCCACAAGCTCTGCCTGGGAGGCAGAGTTCAAGGCCCTCCAGGCTGGCGCCGAAGATGTGACGGCGGCTAAGGCGGCGAAGAAGGGCGTGAAGGGGAAGAAGGCCGACTTCCTGATGGTGGTGTCGAAGAAGAACCAGGAACTGGTTCGCAAGGCGAGACTGATCGAGGCCGAACGGATGGTCAAGACTCTGCACTGGCAGGCCCGCCACTGGAACGACGGCCCCCTGCTGGACACAGCTTCCAGCTATGGGATCACCCCAGAGCGTTCGGCTGACAGGGCGCTGCTGAAACAGTGGTGGCTGGAAAGCAAGGTGCGTCACGCCATCGACGATGCGACTGGCAAGCCGAAAGTGTGGACGGAGGAAGCTATCTTGAACATGGCCGAAGGCCTGAAGATGCATCCGTCGCAAGTGAGGGAGATAGTCGAGAGGACTATTGGTGCCCCTTACACGCTGGAAGGCTCTGGCGACCTAGTCGTTTCGCTCGCCAAGGGAGGCAAGTTTGCCCAGACCGACGACCTGGTGGTGAAGCAGGCCATAGTCGGCCACTGGTACAGGATCGCTGAGAACCGTGTGAAAGAACTTGAGCGGTTCATGTGGGATGTCACCTCCCATTTCGATGAGCGCCCGTTGCGGGCCAATCCACTGCGCCCAGGGGACATGACGGGGAGTCCTAAGGCCTGGGCTACACCTGCCATTCCACCCGAAGGCTACAAGTCGAATCCGTTCTTCCCACTGGACGAACGCATGGGTGACCGCTGGTTCGCTGCCATCTCCGAGTTCGTACATGAGTTCAATGGCAGCATCATGCAGCCCATGCGTCGGCCCGATGGCACCTGGGGGATCGCCATCGTGCCCCCAACCCGCACAGTGCAGGAGAGACGGGTGCGCCTGCACCAGGCGCAAAGAGATTTCGACGGTAGAGTGGCGAAGTACGAAGCGGCACCCAGTGTCCCTTACGAGGTAGGCCCGCTCGGTGTCTACGATAGGCGTTCGTTGGGCGGAACAGCATGGTTCCATGTCACCAGCAAAGCTGAAGAGCCAGGTTTGCACATCGGATTCGATCCGCTCAGGCACGGCGACCGCCGCACCCCCGACATCAACTGCACCTACGGCGCCCACCTCACCGCCGACAGGTCAGCCGCCGAAATCATGGCAGCCGACCCCGTCCGAGGCGGTAAGGCTTGGGTTCTCGATGAGGCGGGAGAACCCGTAGAAGAGATCGCTCTGAGCGAGGGCTTCAGAAGGCCTAACTTGGGTGTGTTCCAATACGCCGTTGATCTTCGGCAGCCTAGAGTGTTCACTGCCACCTCACATCACAAGCCCATCCCTGTGGGGGCCACTATGGACCAGTGGGCGCCCGACGAAACGGAGGGCCTGGCCGCTGCGGCTGGTCAAGGGCCTTGGGGTTTGCCTGTTGCTGAGTGGGAGATGAATGCTGAGGCCTTCGCCGCCAACCTGCGCTACGGCCCCCTGGGGTCGGCAGACATGGAGGACCTGGTCAACTGGCTCCCCGAGGACGACCGTGTGATCATCGGGTCGGCCCGAGGTGGGCCTCCCGTCGATGTCGCCACACATCCGTACTTCCAGAACTCGGGGGGCTACGGCGGCTTCGGCTACAGGCAAATCCGCAGGGAGATCATGGTCCATTGGGATCAGATGATCACTGCCCTGCGGGCCGATCCCGACCTGAAGATATGGGAGTGGCTGATGCAGCAGCCAACCTTCGTGGCGGCTCTCCGAGATGCCTCCACATATTGGGGCGCCCAGATCGGGGAGGTTCCTTCTGCCCTCAGATTTATCAACGACCTCGTGCAGGACATAGCCACCAATCACAGTCCCAACCGTGAGATGTTCGGAAAGGTGTTCGACGATGCCCTGGCCCGTGATGGTTTCGACGGCATCGCCTACTGGAACTGCACTGAGAGGCCAGCGGCAGGCCTGGGGAACTTCCAAGACTACCTGAACCCGACAGACGACACTGCGGCGCAGGTCCTTGGTCAGGGCGGCGATGCCGCAGCCCTGCGCATCGCACTCGGCAAGGAGATATACGCAGGGCTGTCGGACGATGTGCGCCGTAGCCTGCAAGCGTTGGAGCCGAAGAAGGGCATGCAAATGTCCGACTACTCGAAGGCCCTCACAGAATGGGAAGAGGCCCTAGCCGACGAGAGGGCTAAACTACCTGCCTGGCGCAGAGCGGGGCAATGGTCGCTGATCGTGCCCCGCACCCAGTTGGGCCGTGCCCGTGTGAAGCGGGCCTACACAATGGAGATGGGAAAGCAGCGCAAGGTGCTGACAGAATGGGAGCCTGCTGTTCTGGCCGACGATGAGATCACACGGTTCGTGGACGCTCTCGTAGCCCATGTGCGGTCCAGCCGAAAGCTTCCTGGTGGCACGCCGCAAGGGCCAATATGGGAGCCGCCCGAGGCGTGGACAGTTGGACTCTTCACAGACCCAGACCGCAGAGTCGCTACTGCCAGCCTAACACAGGAGCTACTGGATGATCCTGTGGCCGTGCGTGCCCTTGACACGATTGCGGGCATCGAAGACACCCTCGACCTGTACCGCAGCGCCTACCAAGCGCACAGGCAGTACTTGCAGGCAGGGGCCGAGATTGCTGCGGACGCTGGCATCCCACCCGAAAGGGGCACTGTTCTGCAGGTGCTGCGCAAGGATGCGGAGGAACTGGAGGACCTGTATCTTCGTCTGCGTCCGAAGTTGAATCAGGCGGTTCGACAGTCTGACGGCGCAGGCAAGGCCCTGTGGGATCATCTGTACGATGCGAAGGGCAAGCTGACGGAAGACGGGGCGAAGCTGAAGAAGCTGCTGAAGCCTGACGATTGGCAGCGCCTGCAGGCGCAGACCGAGTTCCTCAGGGTGGCAGAGCAGTTGGAAGCGATGGGCGATCAGGCTATGGTCGTGTACCATGAGGCCGAGAAGGCGTTCCATCTGCAGGCCAGCATAGCTGGCACCCTCGATCCTGTGGCTGCCCGCAGGGGCGTGAAGATCGCCATCGAGCAGGTTGAAGCGATGAAGAAGTCGGAACTGGTCACGAACCAGGAGATGCTCGACACAGTTGCGCAGTTCCTGCACGACTTCGATGGTTTGCTCGACGAGTTCGGCGCAGTGATGACCCCTGAGGGCAAGCTGTTGCTAGATGATGCTTTGCTGGTAGATGTGGAGGACAGACTGGAGGATTCGCTGGTGGGCCTGCGGAAGGGTGCGAAGAAGCTGGTGAAACAGGGCGTGCTGACCGAGAGCCAGTACCGCAAGATGATGAAGGTCCTCACCACCCGTGGCAATCGCACCACCACGGCTAACACTCCAGGGTTTGCCAACCCTGCACAGTTCGGCTATGCGGGAGGCCCCCTGGAGGGTCGCAATGTGACCCCAGAGGTGCGCTTGTGGTTCGACAACTACGCCCAGGTGGCTGGGCGCATCTCACAGTTCCCATCGATGCGGGCCGCCGCCCGAGGGTTCCAGCGGCTCTACGCCAACTGGAAAACCCAGGTGACAGTGGGCAACTTCTTGTCGTTCATTCCCCGCAACCTGTGGGGCGGCTGGTGGAACGGCATGGCGAGCGGCGTCCGCACTGTCGACTACGCTCGCTCCAGCAGGCTGCTGCACGCCTGGAACAAGATGCACAAAGAGGTGGTGGGTACAGGCGACGATCTTTTCGACACAACTGCGTTCAGGGAGCTTGCCCCTGGCGACCAGAAAACCCTGGTGGACGCCTACGAGAACGGCATCTTCAACACCTTCGCCAGCACCGAGTTCGTGAACCAGATGTCTGGTATCGCACCCCTGTCCACGGTGCGGGGCTGGCTGTCCTCGCTGAAGCTGTGGAACCGCAAGGAGGCCCTGCATGTCAGGGCTGGGGTCCATCTCATGCAGTCGTCCGAGAACCTGATGCGTCTGGCCGCCTTTGTCCGACACTACGACCCGACCATTCCTGGGGCAGGACGCTTCGGCGCCTCCATGTCGATGGCGGTCCACTTCGACTACTCGGACCTGACCAACATGGAACGCTGGATCAAGGACCACATGATCCCCTTCTATGTGTGGGGCAAGCGGAACATGGAACTGCAGGTGCGTATGGCACTTGAACGGCCCGAACTTCTGATGCGCTACTTCAAGATCATGCGCAACATCCAAGAGAACTTCGGTGGTGGCGACGAGTATGACAGGTACGGACAGCCCGACTACTACGGGGTGGGCGCTGTGGGCACTGGTCTTGTCCTGAATGCGGACACGCCCTGGTGGGCGAGGATGTTCATCGACCCTGACCTGCCGATCAATGACCTGTTCGATGTGGCTAACGCAACTGATGTGGGCATGTCACCGATGGGGGTGCTGTCGTTCCTGGCGAACATGATGGGTCCGCAGGTGGAGATTCCTGCCGCTTTCCTGGTCGATCCGAGTCGCAACGACCCCTACACGGTGTACGCTCCGATGGGCCTGATGCAGGCCCTGAAGCTGACGAATGCCCTGCTGCCTGGCAGCCCCTTTGCTGAAACACCAGAAGGGCAGATAGGGGTGGATTCTAAGACACGGGAGTTGTTCAACCTGCTGCTGCCGTGGGTGCAGCCGACTGTGGGCGCCTGGGTGGAACCGTTCTTCCCGCTCGACCCGAAGACGGCTCAACGGTACGGGTACACCCCTGGCGAGCGTGACTGGATCGACAGGTTGACGGGGTTTGCCATCCGCAACAGCGGTGGCTTCGGCCTCAGGTTCGCCACCCCAGCCAACACGAGGTCGACCCAATACGGTCGCCAGCAGGAGTTGGGGCAGATGAGGGATGACATGGAGTTCCAGGGCCAATGGGCCACTCCCTACAGGGCCGAGTCTGGAATGTCCGATGGGGAACTGGCAAGCATCCTGGCACGCCTCTATCCTGGTGGCGGGTAGCGCCCAAGATGTCGACTGGATGTCCTAGTAGTAGGAGGTGTCTATGCGTTTCGTGATGCCCGAAGAGTGGGGGGCGAAGGTTCTGACCGACAAGGTGGTCTGGTCGGATGACAAGCGGTACGCCCCGCATCTCACCATCGTCCACTATGGGGGCGGCACCAACGCTGCTGGCGGCTCCGAATGGGGGACGCCACCGTACTCGTTCGAGGCGGAATGCCGTGTTCTCCGCTCCTGGGAGGCGTACCACACGGGTCCTTCCAAGGGCATGCGGGCCATCGCCTACAACTTCGGCATCGGTCAGACAGGCCGAGTGTACTGGCTGAGAGGCCCTCAGCATTCCAACGGGGGCCAGTGGAGCAGCGACGACTGCCCCTCAGACGACGGTGAACCCGCCAACTACCACTCCCGTGCTGTGGTCTTCATCCTGGGAGGCGCTCAGAGGCCCTCCAGAGCCGCCAGGACGGCGTTTGGCCGTCTCTGGGTAGAGTCACCCCTCGACAGCACTGTTTACTGCCACAGCGACCTCTCAGACACCTCCTGTCCAGGCGCACATCTCACGCCATGGGTGGACGGCAGGCTGTTCATCGACGACCTGGGGGTGTGGCAGCGGGGAGAACGGGGCAGAACCGTCCTCTCCATCCGCCGCCGCCTGCAGGACCTGGGCTTCAAGCCCGCCTTCGGCCTGGGCGACGACAAGGTTTTCACCCGCAGACTAGAGAAGCGGGTCAAAGAGTTCCAGACCGTGTACAGGGGGCTGGAACCTGACGGCATCGTGGGTTACGACACCTTCGAGGCCATGTCACTTGCGAAAGGAAGGGGGTAACCCATGAGTGTGATCTACCGAGCGCCAGTGCAGAACGCCCGATCCACCGTCGGCGTCGCAACCACGGACGGCATCCTCCACTCCCCCTCAACGGGGAACAAGGTCAAGGTGGTCGGCTTCGCCATCGCAACCGACGGCGCCCAGACCGTGACCATCGAATCTGACGACGCCGCAGGGGACCGAGTCCTCTACAGGGCGCACATGGCAGCCACCACCCAGGTGGATGTCATGGCGCCTGTCGGCTGCTACCTGGCAGAGACAGAGGCGGGGGCCGACCTGCTCTGGACAACCAGCGTAGCCACGAACGCCCACATCACTGTTCTCTTCGTCGAGGAACCGTAGGTCTGATGGGCTACCGTCCAGGCATCAGCACAGCAGATGGGAAGCGCACCAGGCTTCACGGCCTCGGTGCTTGCGTGTCCGCTACGGTCGGCACGACGGCCATCGTGCGATGGCTCCCTGCTCTGCGCCTCGGGGGGTGCTTGTCGTGGTAGAGGCCGT